TCAACGCAGCTAAAGCATATGCGGAGAAAAAAGGATACGAAATAAATGATGAAGATTCTTTCAGACAAATAGGAATGGGTCCTCGTAAACCATCGGAAGGTAAGACTAATAAATTTAGTATTGAATTATCTAAAGGTGGTAAGGTTCAAAGAAAGAAACTTCAAATTCAAGTTTACGGTATGAGAAACTCATACGAATTGAACGCATACATCCAATAAGAAATGAAACTTTCAGAGTGCATAATCGTATCTAAAGAAATTAAGGATAAGTTTATATTAGCTAAAAATAGAGATAGAGCTTATAACCCATCTTTAGAAATTGTACACACTATTATTGATGGTGTGGAAGTTGCATATCTGCACGATTTAACAACTGATTGGAGTGAGGGGTTGAATGAAAATGGTATTGGTGTTGTAAACTCTGCACTATTAGTTGGACACGATGAAGCAGAACATAAGATTGTAAAGAAAGGTGGAAAACCTGGACCTGATGGTGATAAGATGAGAAACATCATCAAACAACCTACTCTAATGAAAGCCGTTAGAGCTACATTAACATATAAAGGTAAAAGTGGTTTGGCTTTAAAAGGCCATACATTTGTATCATCACCAAAACATACTGTTAGTATTGAAACTACATCAAAGCATAAGCCTGATGTTAAACTTCAAAACTCCGAATCACCTGTTGTTCGTACAAATCACGGACATATGTTCACCGATGCGGGATATACAAGTGGAGAAAAATACTTAAGCTCAAAAATGAGAAAAATATCAGCTGAAAAATCAGTTGATAAAGTTGAAGATTGGAAAGAAATATCGATTGCGATGAGAAAGGAATACTTTCCAAAAAAACCTATGTTAAATATGAAAAGAGACACCAAAGAGATGTCTACTTCTTCGCAAACGGTAATGAATCTGACAGACCGTATATTACAAATAACTTACTTTAAGGATAAAGTGGATGAATTTAAAGGTATTAATAGACAATTACCTGATGGATACCAACCAAAGATTACTATTGAAGTAATCCCAGCCTAATTTCAACATTTTAATAGAATCATATTTATATACACACAAAATGTAAATATATTAATATGTCAACAGAATTCGAATTATTTAAAGGAAAGAATTTAAGTTCTCTTTTCGAAGATATCTATAACAACCAATTATCTAAAAAAGCAAAGATAAGTAGTTTAATAGAAGAACTTAAAAAAATGATTAGACATGCGGGAGATGTGGCTAGTATAGGTCCTATTTTATCATCATTAATTGATAGTTCTGTAAAGAATGATGACCAATTGGTTAAACTTGCAACAATAGCAACCAAAATTATAGCAGCAGAAAAGAAAACCGAAGGGCAAGACGGATTTTTAACCGAATTTGAAAAAAATCAATTACTGCAAGAATTAGAAGAAACCAAACAAGAAGTTGAAAGGGTAGATGATTTGGAATTTGAATTAGAAGATTTAAAAAAGAAAATGAAGTAATATGGGATTATCTAGTGCAAGAGGAAATATAGCATCCGGTTTAGGAAGTTTATCAAGTCAACAATCTGAAAAAAAGGTTGGTTGGGTATATGATATTATATTAGATGAAAATAATCAATATGCTAAAGATAAAAAATTTGGAGCTTCTGTAATAGGTTCTATACGCTTCAGAACTGCAGATAATACAAGTCCGAATGAGGCGGATTTACCAATTGCGCACCCATTTGATAAAAATTTTATAAAACTACCTGTTAAAAATGAACTTGTAGAAATATATACGGTTGAAGGTAGTTATTATTATAGAAGAATTGGACAAGAACCAAACCCTTCTCAGAGTGCAGCAGAAAACGCTATATCCTCATATTTTTCTCCAAAACCGCAACAGGAACAAAAAGCACAAAATTACCAATCAGTATCTGCAACAGGAATTAGTAGAACTAATCAAGATAAATCAAAAGAATACGATGGGTATGGAAAATACTATAAAAATCAAAGCGGTATTCATAAATTAAAATTATATGAAGGAGATACTTTGTTTGAAAGCCGTTTTGGGCAATCGATACGATTTAGTGGATACAATAATGCAGAAAATAAATTCTCACCAACTGTAATCATACGAAATAATGAAAGTGCTGAAAACAAAAAGAAAGATGTATTAGCATCGATAGAAGAAGATGTAAACAAAGATGGTAGTGTTATTGCAATCGGTTCTGACCAATATCAATTAGCATTTCAACCGGGTACGGTTGATGATGGTGGTTCATCTGATTTTGAAACTAAACCAAATACATTTAAATCGTATCCATCAAAATTAATAGGTGACCAAATATTAATAAATTCAGGTAGAATAATTCTTTCTGCAAAAAACGCAGAAATGATATTCTATTCAAAAAAGAATTACGGATTTATTTCAGATGGTTCATTATCAATAGATAATAAACTTGGAATAGATGTTAATGTTGGAGATATAACTAATATTACTACAAACGATAGAGATATAAATCTTAATACTGGTAATGGTAAAATTAATTTGGGAAATAAACAATTAGAACCATTGGTTAAGGGTGATAAATTGGTTGATATACTTACGCAATTGATAGATGCAATAACACAACAGGTTTATCTAACACCATCAGGACCATCAGCAACTGGTCCAACAAACTTGCCAACTTTTAATTCTATAAAATCAAAATTGAAAACAATATTAAGTGAACTAAATTCTACTTCATAATGTCTTGGCAAATTTTTAAACAAAATATTTTAAGACTAGCTAATAGTCCAGAATCTATACGAGATATAGATACGGTTGCAAAATTATATGCAGCAGAATATGATGCTGCTATTAAAAGAGGTAGAGATGTGATGCATGGTGTTTCTTTGCAAAAAGGAAATGTTGAAGCAATGGAACAGCTTTTTAAAATTGCATTTATTAAAGGACAATCATCAACTTCGCCATATGATTTAGTTGGAGAAATGGGAAAAGGAGTTATCGCATATTGGCAAGGAGCGCAATTAAATACTTTTCCAATACCAATAATACCATCACCTGGTGCAACTATCAATATTGGAGTTACATCCAATTCAGTTACAAATGCGGGTGTGTGGGCTCCAGCTATACCATCTCCTGCAAATCCTTATGACCAATTGGATTGGAGTAAAATTCCATTAGATAAAAATGATTCTGAAGTTCAAAGAATTATTGCACCTGATATGGGAGAAATTAATACGGTAATACAAACTGACCCATATATTATTCCAGAAGATACATCAACATATCCGGTTGGATTGGAATTGGATAATGTAAAAGCAGAAATAATTGATAACGCATTATATGAACAAAAAGTTCTTAATAATGAACCGCAAGGAGAATTGGAAAAAGAAGAACAGGCGAAATTAATAAAAAGTGGATATAAAACACTTGATGAGTTATTAAAAATCGCAGGAGCATGGGCTCCAAAGTTAGGTAAAAATCAAAGAGTTAGTTATACAAATTTAAGAAGTGGTTATATAAAAGGTGTTCATGGATTATGTCCACAAGGTACACAATCAGTTGTTGTTGCACTAACGGGTATTGCTGGATTAGGAAGACTTAGTGGAAACGCAGACTGGTTTTCATTTAAAAATCCCTCAACTGGTGGTGGACGCTCATCATTCGCAGTACCAATAAATGGAGTAACCTATTATCAAGATAAGCAAAAAATTGGAACATCATATACTACTGATCCTGGTAGTTGGCAAGTAGGAGATATTGTTGTAGCAGGATATGTTGGTGATAAACCATATGGTCATATTCAAGTTTGGACAGGATTTAAATGGGTTAGTGATTTTACTCAAAATAGAATTCAATCAAATGGGGTTGATAATTCTACAATTGCATTATGGAGATTAAATCAAAATGGTATAAATGCCGTAGAATCGACTAAAAATAAAAACGCATAAAATGTCATTAATACCACCAACAAATAATCCAACTATAATAATTGATGATTTTATAAATTATGCAACAGCTCACTTATCCACTGTTAGTGGTGTAATTAATACGGTTTCTCTATACCCACCGGTTGGAACGCCTGGACCAGGATTACTACCTTGGAATTCTTATCAGGTAGACCCCGCAACACCGGGTGGTGGTCCTGCTTTACCGGAAACACCAGAAGTTGATACAACCCCAATTGAAATGACTGATGCACAATTGGTAGTAGCAGAAAATGCATCATTAGAAGGTGCTACTATAAACGAATCTACGGCAATTGCTTTTGAATCAAATGTGGTTAGTGAACCATCTCCACAAACGTTAGAATTAAGTGAACAAAGACTTATACAAGACGCTAATAATGAACCAACTCCTTCAGAATTACAGGCAGATGAATTGCCAAAAGATGATATCCAACCTGTTCCAAACTATAAAAGTAAACTTAAAGTACCAGATGCATTAGTTTTGGCTATGAGAAAATATGGAGTTGGTAGAACACCTTTAGAAAGAGCACATTTTTTAGCACAAACAAATCACGAATCAGGTAATTTTATATATAAAGAAGAAATAGCATCGGGAAAAGCATATGAAGGAAGAAAAGATTTAGGTAACACTCAAGCCGGTGATGGAGTTCGTTATAAAGGAAGGGGATATATACAACTGACAGGTAGAGCAAATTATAACAAATTTGGACCAATTGCAGGCGCTGACTTTGTGGGAAATCCCACAGACGTAGCCACAAAATATTATGCAGATACCGCTTGTTTATTCTGGAAATCAAATAGGTTGGGTGCTAAATGTGTAGATTCTTCTACCACTACAATCAAAGTGGTAACAAAACGTATCAATGGTGGATATAATGGATTGGATGATAGAATTAAAAAATTCACATTATATTGGACAGATTTACAAAAAGACAACACTCTTTGGGCTTAAATCCCAAAAATAATCAATTCAAATATTTATAAACATAACAAATAAGGACATATGAATACTGAGAAATTATTACAAGCCATTCAAATCCTAATTAAAGAGGAATTAAAAGAGCAATTACCCGCTTTAATTAAGGAAGGTGTGAAGGCTGAAATGAAAAAAATGTTAGCAGAAGGTAAACAACCTGCTAAACCTCAATCAAAAGGATTATCTATGGCTAAAGCTATCCTAAGTGATGATGAACCCATCCAAACACCAATAGAACAAAAAACATATAGTAAAAATCCTATGATTAATCAAATACTAAATGAAACAAGAGGTGGAATTCCACAAGGTGATGGTGGATTTAGAACTATGAGTTTTGGACAAGGTGATATGGGCTCAATTGTAGGTAGAACTGCGGTTGCGGATAAAATGGGATATGGTGATTTGGCTAGAGGACCTCAGCCAACTGGATTGGGTGTAAACACTGGAGTAGCTGAAATAGATAAAGCATTGAATAGAGATTATTCTGAACTTGTAAAACGATTTAAAAAGAAATAATGGCAATTGTATTAGGTAAAAAGTTAGTTTTAGATACGGCGCAATTTAAAGATTACGCAATAGGAATAACTTTGCCTATACAAATATCTGATGTAGCATTTAATCAATCTTTCACAACAACCGAACAAGTACGTTCAAATATAAAAAGTTTACTACTTACAAAGAAATATGAAAGAGTGATGCAGCCTGATTTAGGGAGTGGTTTTCAAGAATTGTTGTTTGAACAAAATACTGATGATTTTGCAGAAAGACTAGAAGCAACTATAAACGATACTATGGCCAAATGGTTACCATATGTTTCGGTTGAAGAAATAGAAGTTGAACAATCTGACGCATTAAAAGATAGTAATTCCGTAAATGTTTCAATAAAATTTAGAGTTGGAGAAACACCATCTCTAGATGTAGTAACCTTTAATGTACAGGCTTAAAAATTATGGCAATAAAAAGTATAAATAAAAATTTTAAAAATAAGGGTAAAGATATTAAATATCTGAATAAAGACTTTGCGGGATTTAGAGATAATTTAATTGATTTTACAAAAACTTATTTTCCTAGAACATATAACGATTTTAATGAAACATCGCCTGGAATGATGTTCATTGAATTGGCGTCTTATGTTGGAGATGTTTTGGGATATTATATAGATGATACATTAAAGGAATCTTTATTACCTTATGCGGAAGATGAAAAAAGTGTAATAGCTCTTTCTCAATTTTTAGGATATAAACCAAAAGTGTCATTCCCAGCAATAACAACTATATCGGTTTATCAATTATTACCATCAATTGGAACTGGGCTTAATAACAAACCGGATGAGAGATTTTATTTAAGAATAAAAGAAGGATTGGTTTTACAATCAAATAACGGTATACAATTTAGAACAACCGATAGAGTTGATTTCAATGATGAATCCGATAGAGAGATTACAATATATCAAAGAGATGTAAATACTGGTGAAGCAACTTTTTATTTAGTTAAAAAATTAGTTCAAGCAATATCTGCTACAATAAAAACAAAAGAAGTAACTTTTTCAAATTATCAACCATTTCAAACAATAGATATAGATGATACTAATATAGTACAGATATATGATGTAAGAGATTCTAACAATAATAAATGGTATGAAGTACCTTATTTGGCGCAAGAAATGGTATTTGTAGATAAGCCAAATAATGAGCTAAACGATCCAGATTTGTATCAGTTTAAATCAACTGTACCATATGTGTTAAAAACTTTAAAAACTCCAAGAAGATTTGTTGCGAAAGTAAATGAAGATAAAACAACTACAATACAATTCGGTGCCGGTGATTCATCTGCATCTGACGAATTATTAATTCCAAATCTTAAAAACGTTGGATTAGGACTACCAAATTCAATTGATAGACTAAACGAAGCATATGACCCAACAAATTTCTTAAAAACAAAAACATATGGAACATCGCCATCAAATACAACAATGACTATTAGTTATTATGTGGGTGGTGGAAATGCATCCAATGTTGCTAAAGGAACTATTACTAGAATTGTTGGTATAGAGTATGAAGAAGATTTAAGTTCTTTAAATGCAGCAGAATTAGGACTGTATAACGCGGCAAAAGCTTCGTTGGCAATCGATAACGAAATACCAGCGGTAGGTGGTAGAGATGGTGAAACAATTGAGGAAATAAGACAAAACGCATTAGCTAATTTTGGAGCACAAAATAGAGCAGTTACTGCAAAAGATTATCAAGTAAGAGCTTTATCAATGCCACCAAAATATGGTTCGGTAGCAAAATCATTTGCAGTTGCAGATGGTACATTAGATAACAATTCACCTGCTTCGATATTAGCATCACCGAATACATTACAAGAATTTACTGATTTAGTAATGAGTTTTGTAAATAAACCTGATTCGGATGAACCAACAGCGGCAACTGTTAAAAACGAACTTCAAAACTTTTTAATAGGTAAAAAAGGAAATATAGACGAAAAAAATAATCCATTTGCAATCAATTTATATTTGTTAGGATATGATGTAAACGGTCATTTGACAGGATTAAGTAGAGGTGTTAAGGAAAATCTTAAAACATATATGAATGAATATAGGCTTCTTACGGATGGTGTTAATGTGTTGGATGGGTTTATTATAAATATCGGTATTGATTTTGAAGTTAGTGCGTATGAAAACTACAACAAATCTGAAATTATTACAAAATGTATATCTGAATTAAAAGGATATTTTGATATAAATAATTGGACATTTAACCAAACTATTAATTTGAGCGAAGTGGAATTATTAATTGCAAATATTGAAGGAGTATCATCAGTTCCGATGTTAAAAATTACAAATAAGTGCGGTGGAAGATATTCTACTAATTCTTATAATATAGAAGCGGCAACGAAAGATAAGATAGTATATCCATCTTTAGACCCATCGGTTTTCGAAATTAAATATCCTGATACGGACATTAAAGGTAGAGTAAGATAATGGCATACTATTTTTTAACAGCATCAAAAGATGCATCGGTATATCTTCAACAACCAAATCAAAACACTGGTTTAGATGAAGTAATGGAGATTGGTAAAGTGTATTATGGAAACATAAAAGATATTTCCAGAGCACTTATTAAATTTGAAATAGGATATATATCACAATCTCTTTCACAAGGTTCAATACAAATGAAGGAGGCTGAGTTAATTTTAAAAGAAACTCAAAGTGAAGAAATACCATTGGAATATACATTGTATGCGTATCCTGTTTCTCAAAGCTGGGAAATGGGAATCGGTAGTAGATTTGATAACGTATCAACAGCCGGTGTAACATGGAATTATAGAGAAGGAGATAGTAAATTAGATTGGTTAATAAATACACTAGAAGCTGGTTCGGATTCAAACCCAAACAATGGCACAGGTGGTACTTGGTACACATCATATGGTTCAACCCAGGCATTTAATTACCAAACTGCTGATATTCAGATGGATATTACAAATATGGTAAGAGCTTGGATTAGTGGTTCAATAACGAATGATGGGTTAATAATAAAACATTCGGATGCTAGAGAAAATAACACACAAGATTACGGAATAGTAAGAGTTTTTAGTAAAGAAACAAATACAATATATCAACCAAAAATTAGAATAGGTTGGGATGACCAATCATTTGTAACCGGCTCATTAACAGCATTGACAGCCGATGATATAAAAGTTGGTGTTACTAATTTTAAGAAAGAATATAAAATAGGTACAACTCCAAAAATAAAATTGTTTGGTAGAGAATTATATCCGTTAAAAACATTTGCTAATAAATTTTCTTATAATACTACAAAATATTTACCAACATCATCTTATTATCAAATAAGAGATTTTGCATCGAATGATATTATAATACCATTTGGTGATTATTCAAAAATAAGTTGCGATGAAAGTGGTAATTATATAAATTTAAATTTATCAAATTGGGAAGCTGGTAGAGTATATAAAATTGAATTTAAAGTAGATTTGAACGGTGGTGTTCAATACTTTGATGATGATATAACATTTAGTATTGTAAAAAATTAAAATGACAAAGAAAGGTTTACAAAACGAAAGTAAGATTAGTGAAATATTACAGAGTGGTTCTTTGGCTATAAAAACAAAGAACAACTTTGGCGTACACCTTTTTGATGCAAAAGATAATGAAGATGGCATCATTACTGGTAAATTAACAAAACCAAAATATAATGTTGGTGAGATATTAAAATCGGTTGATACTACTATTATTGAGCTTTTGCCAATATCTGCTCCTGAACTACCTGATACCGTATTGAGGGTTATATATAATGAAGCATTAGCTGAAATTGCCGCAAGAGATGTGACAATTGAAGGATTGAATAAGAGTATTTTAGATTTAAGAGCTAAAGTAAAAGAATTGGAAATTGTTTCTCAAAGTTTGAGAGTAGAATTAGATGGTAGTTTATTAAACGTAGCAGTAGCACAAAATGAAACACAACAATCTACAACAAAAATATCTAGTACGGTTGTAGAACTCCAAAACGCAATTCAAAGAGCAACCGCAGAATCTATTCAAAGAGTTTCTTTATTTGCTAGAGTACAATCTTTAATACAAGAGGTTGATAATCTTAGAGAACAATTATATGGTAAACAATCTAAGATAGATGCTGGTGCAAAAGTAACTGATGATTTTTCTGCAAAAGTTGTTAATATAAGTGATGCTAAATTCCCTGATTTAACATTTAGAGCTAGAGCAAAAGATGATGGTAGAGGTAACTGGATTAATGGTCCTGAAATAGAAGTATCGAACTTTACCGATGAGGTAGTTAATTTAACATTCTCACAGGATGGCGAAATCAATGGAATATTTAATTCAATACCTTCACAAACATTAGGAAAGGGCGAAACTAAAAAAATAACAATATCAACCAATGCTGGTAAGATTGATGGATATAAACCTAAATCCGGATTTGGATTTACAGGTGATACCGAATATAAGGGCAATGTTATTATTAAATCACCTAAAGGTACAATAAACATTCCTGTATCATTACAAAAAATGAGAGGAAATCAATGGGGTTAAAAATAGAATATGGCAATTAAGAATATAAAAGAAATCATTAAAAACAAAGGATACTTTGTTGAGCAAAACGATAGAAAAATCTTCGAAGAAGGAGATTTGCAATCGTTTTTTGGATTTGGTGATAAGGATGCCATCGAATTTATTGTCTATGATGCTAATGATAACCAACTGCCTCAAGCGGATGGTAATTTAGTTAGATACATTCCAATGACCTCACAAAATATAAATGATTACTTTTTAATAGCAGAAGG